CATTTAAAAAGTCATATGGTTGCTACTTGGGCAGCTTGGATTATTACTAGGCATCCTGAAGTAACTATTCTTTACGTATCTGCAACAGCAGGATTGGCTGAGGCACAGTTATTTGCAATTAAAAACATTCTAACCTCTCCACAATATACAAGATATTTTCCTGAATACATTAACCCACAAGAAGGTAAGCGTGAGAAATGGAGCTTAGATACAATTTCTATTGACCATCCAACACGTAAGAAAGAAGGAATTCGTGATGCTACAGTTGCTACAGCAGGTTTGACAACTAATACAACAGGTTGGCACGCTGACATCCTTATTCCAGACGATTTAGTAGTTCCTGAAAATGCTTACACAGAAGGTGGTAGGGAATCTGTAGCAAAGAAAGCTTCTCAATTTACATCTATTCTTAATGCAGGTGGATTTACTCTTGCGTGTGGAACACGTTACCATCCAAATGATATTTATGCTACTTGGAAAGCACAAGAAGTAGATATTTATGACGAAGAAGGTAGTGTTGTAGATCGTATTCCTGTATGGGATGTTAAAGAACATGCTGTAGAAAAAGATGGGGAATTTCTTTGGAAACGTACAGTACGTTCTGATGGTAAATCTTTCGGATTTGATATGCAAGTATTGGCACGTATTAAAGCTCAGTACGTAGATCGTGTTCAATTTTTTGCACAGTATTACAATGACCCTAATGACGCAGGCTCTAATCGTATCAATAGGGATCGTTTTCAATATTATGATAAGAAACACTTATATCAACAAAACGGAAGCTGGTACTTTAAAAAGAATAGGCTGAATGTCTATGCCTCTATTGACTTTGCGTTCTCTCTTCATAAAAAATCAGATGACTCTGCAATTGTTGTAATTGGTATTGACCAAGAAGGATTTATTTTTATTCTCGACATTGATGTTTTTAAAGCAGAACGTATTAGTGATTATTTTAAACACGTAAAAGAATTACATTCCAAATGGGAGTTTAAAAAGCTTCGTGCAGAGGTTACAGTAGCTCAGGCTATGATTGTACGTGATTTAAAAGATATGCTCCGTAATGAGGGTTTAAACCTCTCTATTGATGAATTTAGACCTACACGTAACGAAGGTACTAAAGAAGAACGTATTGCAGCAGCATTAGAGTTTAGATATGAAAATATGCAAGTGTGGCATTTTAAAGGAGGCTACACAGACATGCTAGAAGAACAGCTTATTCTTGCACGTCCAGCACATGACGACATTAAAGATGCTTTGGCATCTGCTGTTGAAATTGCTGTAAAACCAAAATCAAGTGGTTCTCGAAATATTGAGAAATCTAATAAAATTACATTTAATTCTCGCTTTGGCGGGGTCTCATTCAGGTAAAAAATATGTCTAAGAAGCCTTTGGAAATCAACCCGTATTATTTTGGTATGCAAGATGATGCTAAGTACATTGCATGGACTTGGCTTATGTATAATTCTCAAAGACGAGCTGTTGTAGATCGTTGGAAAGAATTACGTAATTACATTTTTGCTACTGATACAACTACAACTACTAATAAAACACTTCCTTGGAAAAATAGTACAACCCTTCCAAAACTGTGCCAGATTCGTGACAATCTTCATTCTAATTATATCTCCGCATTGTTCCCTAATGATGACTGGTTAAAATGGGAAGCGTATAGCCTTGCTGACGGCACAAAAGAAAAGCGTACAGCTATTGAGTCGTACATGGCAAATAAAGCGCGTACAAGCAATTTTAGAGGCGTTATGAGCCAATTGCTTTATGACTTTATTGATTACGGTAATGCATTTGCTACAGTTGATTTTGAAAATCGTGTATTTACAAAAGAAGATGGTTCAGAAACAATTGATTATATCGGGCCGGTTGTTAAAAGAATTAGCCCTTTAGATATTGTTTTTAATCCTACAGCAGCAAGTTTCCAAGATTCATTTAAAATTGTTCGTAGTGTTAAAACTGTAGGTGAATTGATGATTATGGGTCAAGATAGTCCTGATAATCAATATCTGCAAACAGCGCTTAACAAACGCTTTGAAATGATTAAGTATTTAAAACAATATGGTATTGAAATGCTTGATCGTGAAGAAGGATTTATGATGGATGGCTTTGGTAGCTATTCAACATACCTTCAAAGCAATTACGTAGAGGTGTTACAATTCTACGGGGATTTACACAATGCACAAACTGGTGAATTACGTCGTAATCGTTGCATTACAATTATTGACCGTATGTTTGTAATTGATGATTGTGAAATCCCTAGCTGGCTCGGTCACGCTCCAATTTATAAAACTGGTTGGAGAACACGTCAAGATAATTTATGGAGCATGTCCCCATTAGAGAATCTTGTAGGTATGCAATATCGTATTGACCATCTTGAAAATCTTAAAGCAGATGCTATGGATTTGGCTGTGCTTCCTCCATTAGTTATTCAAGGTGAAGTTGAAGAATTTGAATGGAAACCCGGAGCAGAAATCCATATTGATGAGAATGGTGGTGTTACAGAACTTGCACGTAATGTTCAATGGGTAATCCAAGCAGACAATGCTATTGCTCAATTAGAGCAACGTATGGAGATGTATGCAGGTGCTCCTCGTGAAGCTATGGGTATTCGTACAGCGGGTGAAAAGACCGCATACGAGGTTCAGCAATTAAATAATGCCGCAGGTCGTATTTTCCAAGAAAAGGTCACTACGTTTGAAATAGAGCTTTTAGAGCCTACTCTCAACGCAATGCTGGAAACTTCTGCACGTAATCTTGACCAAACAGATATTATTCGCGTAATGGATAATTCTTTAGGTGTCCAGAAATTTATGGAGATTACTAAAGACGACATTACAGCATCTGGTAAATTACGTCCAATTGGTGCTCGACATTTTGCTGCTCAAGCTCAATTGATTCAAAACTTACAAGGTCTTTCTAGTTCTGCTATTTGGCAAAACATTCAGCCACATTTAAGTTCTAAAGCTCTTGCAACGTTGGTGGAAGATGTTCTTGGATTAAATCGTTTCTCCCTTTTCTCTCCAAATGTAGCTGTTATGGAACAACAAGAGACTCAACGTATTATTAATCAAGCATCTGAAGATTTACACGCTGAACAATCTATTAACCCTTCTACAGGTGTTCCCGGACAACCTAATCCTGCTACGCAGTATGAACAAACATACGCAGCAAAAGGTGAAGCAAGGGATGCTTTGAGAGGTGCTCAATGAAGACGGGATTAACGTCAGGACGTAGTAAAGAAGACGTAGCTATCATACGCCAAGAATTTTCTAGTTCTCCTACTTTACGTAAGGCATTAGTAGAAGTTTTAGAAAAGAAAATGGAAGTAAGTCATAATAAGAGTATGTCTGAAGAAGGATACAATTCCCCAAATTGGGCATACCTTCAGGCTGACGCAAGAGGTTATGAGAGAGCTATGAAAGAAATTATTAGTTATTTGAAATAATTTTAAAAATATTTGTAACTTTTTTCAATTTTAAACGTTATTACTAATTTAAGTAATACTTAAGGAATATTCCTAGAAAGTATTTTAGAATGTTGTAAGAGTTAAACATTCCTAGAAATATTAAGGAATATTCCTTATGTATGAAATCACAGAGAGATAATATGTCAGACCCGACACAAAACATCTTTAATGGTAACACTGCAAACCCGCAGGTTCCAGCACAGAATTCAGCTCCCGTTACTCCTGATTACTCTACCCTGTTATCGGGAATTGTTAATGAACGTGGAGAACAAAAATACGCTTCAGTAGAAGAAGCTCTAAAAGGACTAGCAAACGCTCAAGCTTTTATCCCACAGTTAAAAGCGCAATTAACTGAAAAGGAATTGGAAGCTCAACGTCTAAAAGAGACAGCCGCTCGTGTAGCTTCATTAGAGGAAGCTCTCCAAGCATTCACTCAACAACCACAACAAACATCTGCTCAACAACCTCAATTTGATCCTAATTCAATTCAAGAGATTATTGAGAAAACAATAACACAAAAACAGATGAAACAACAACAAGAACAAAATGTTGCTGTTGTTCGTGATACTTTGATTCAAGCGTTTGGTGATAAAGCTGAAGAAGTATTTAAAGAGAAAGCAAAAGAATTAGGAATGAGTGTGCAAGAAGTTAGTGCTCTTGCTGCTACTTCACCTAAAGCAGTATTAACAATGATTGGTGTGTCACAAGGAAGTCAATCTGCTCGTGTCCCTACAGCACAACCTTCCAGTGTTAATACAGCAGCATTCAATAACCAGAATGTTGAAACATATGTGGGGAGAAATCCTAACGGAATTTTAATTGGCGCAACATCACAAAGTATTCAAGCAGAAATGGATGCCGCTAAAAAAATGGCTGAGGAACTCGCCAACCAAGGTCGAAGTGTACATGATCTATCCGATCCTAAAGTATATTTCAAACTATTCAAATAATAATAAGGAAATAAATGGCTCAAAATCGTGCTAACTCCACACCGTTTATTGAAGCCGAGCAGTATAGCTCGTTCATCCTGCGTAATCTGCATGATGGTTTGCTTCCGGGTGAGTTTTATCGTAACGTAACCGATTTCGGTTCTGGTACAACTCTCCATATCTAATTTGGTATGGTAATCAATTCTAAATAACTGGGACTAACGAACCAGAGAGAAGGTTTGGCTCCAAGGGATGCTATATGAAGAATTTCACAGAAACTCAAATAAAATATTTATCAGGTTTGATTGATGCAGATGGTTCATTACATTTTCACTTCAGTAAATATAATGACAAATATAATGTATCTTTACAACTTGTTTTGCAACAGTCCTTATCAATTGACCATGAAGGTCGCTTTATAAAAAGCCTTTCTGAATACATGGGATTTGTAACTTTTATAGAATTACAATCAAAGAAACCAACTTGGTCAGATGCTAACAGGTGGACTGTTACTTCTCAATCTGATTTGAATAAAATCATACCACGTTTAACAAAACACATGGTAATAAAAGCAAAACATTTCAAATCAATGTTTGATAAATATAATACAATTTATGGTAAGTCTGTTACAGAAGATGAAATGAATGAACTCAAGGAGTTCGCTACATCTTCTCGTAAAGATGTTGGGCCTTTAAAGCCTAAGAATCACCCTACATGGGCATGGGTAGCAGGGTATCTCGATGGAGATGGGTGCTATTATATGCGCAATAGAAAGAAAAATTGGGGTGTTTCAACAGAGTTATTAGTTAGAGTAATTGCGGAAGATAGTGATATTATTGGATTATCTCTTTTACAAAAAGCCTTTAATGGTAATATGAAAAAGAATAATTATGAAAATACATACTATTGGACACGTAATTTAGGAAATCAAGATGCAACATTTGCTAGGTATTTCTTAAATAAAATGCATTTTCACTCTCAACTAAAACGCCATAAAATTGAGCAAATGCTTCATTACCACTCGCAACGACTAAATGAATTGACCGCTGAGGCGGGTGTTATAGTCTGATATATTCGTTTATAATGCAAAACGGTTGGTACTGTAACAATTCAGGATGGTGCAGAAGATGTTCCATTCGATTACTCTCCAATCGAATCTGGTGAAGTTCAGTTGACAATTACTGATTACATTAACTAACTGGTGTAATTAAAACCAATTTTAAATAACTGGAAAGCTATTGTGGCTAACCAGAAAGAAGTTTCTACTAATATAAGCAACTAACAGAGAGGTTAGTAATGATTGATACTAAGTATTTTGCAGGTTTTGTTGATTCTGATGGTTCTATTACGATCCATGCCTATAAACTTGCTAATAATCTTTTTAAAATATATCCCAAAGTTAATATCGGACAATTAAGCTTTAGAGATCACAATCTAAAAGAACTTGCTGAATATTACAATGTGAATGTAAATTATAGAGATTCTGCCAACATGACTCTTATTGATCTGAATGGTACAAAAGCAGTTTCATTTCTTAATTTGATTAAAAATCATTTAGTTATTAAGGATGAATTAGCTGAGTATGTTTTAAACGTATCAGATAAAGAAGTCACTCAGGATGAACTGGATTCAATCAGATTAGTTATTAAGCAGTTGAGAAAGAAAAACACACCAACTAAGAATCACCCATCGCGCAAATGGATGGCAGGTTATATTGATGGTGATGGTTGCTTTTATGCAAAAATAAAACCAACTGGTGTTTTAGATTGCCGACTGATTATAGCATCTTCCGCTGATGCTATAGCAGGTATAGAGCTTATCAAAAAAGCTTTCGGTGGTCACATACGTATAACAGGTAATTCTAGTTTTTATACGTTGAATCTTTCAAAAGACAAAGCTATAGAATTGTACGAATACATCGGCCAGCATCTTAGGATAAAGAAAAGCCAGATGGTAATTGTTCGTGAATATGTAGGTAACAACAAACACGCGAAGAGTCGCGGAGCTACTTACGAAAATAATAAACAATTCTGTGAAACACTTGCAACGACTAAATATATTGGGCGCTGAGGCGTATGTTATAGTCTAATAATTTGAAATAATTATCTGCGGTGATGGCTGGTATGTAAATGATGATTTGCGTGAAGATGGTGCTCAAGTAGAAGCTTTGATGGCAGCTCGTTCTGCTGAATCTACTCGTGCAATTCAAGAGGTGTTTGAAACCCGTTTCTTGAAGCGTTGTAACTCTGCTCAAACAGATGCAAATGCTAACTTGATTAACGGCTTTGCTCACCGTATTGCTTCCACTGCTACTAACAACGTAGCTACTCTGGATGCATTTGTAAAAATGAAACTGGCTTTTGATAAAGCTAACGTACCTTCTGGTGGTCGTATTGCAATTGTTGACCCAATCGTAGGTGCTACTTTGTCTAGCTTGGTTAACGTTGTTTCTAATGCGACTCCTTTTGCAGAACGCATTATGCAGCAAGGCTTTGCTAAAGATCATCAATTCTTGATGAATCTGTATGGCTTTGATATTATCACTTCTAACCGTCTGCCAACTGGTACTTTCTCTGATGGTACTACTTCGGTATCTGGTGCAGTAGCTAATATCTTTATGTCTGTTGCTGATGACAACACAAAACCAATTATGGCTGCATGGCGTCGTATGCCTAAAGTCGAAGGTGAACGTAACAAAGATTTGCGTCGTGATGAATTCGTCACTTCTGCACGTTTTGGTTTCGGTACTCAACGTGTTGACACCTTGGGCGTTTACATTACTTCTGCTACCAAAGTTTCTTAATAAGGAGTAATTATGGCATTTGAAAATAAAGCAGGTCTTGGTGTTAATAACCAATACGGCCCACGTAATACTGGCGGCTCTGTTGGTACTGAACAAATTGAAACCAGTGTAGGTCTGTACTCTATTCAACTTACTGGTGAAATGGTAAATAGTGGTTTTGTTCCTCCAATCGTTGTTCCTAAGGGTGCTCAGGTAAAACGTGCAATGCTTCGTGTTGATGAGGCATTCTCTCTTGGCGGTACTTCTCCAGTTATCAATATTGGTCAGAAAGGAAGTGAATCTACTAATGGTATTACATTGTCTAAAACTGAACTAGAGGCTGTAGGCTCCAAAGTTCCAGCAAGCACTGGCAATGGTACTTGGTCAACTTCGAGCGCAACTGGCACCACTGCTGCTGCTCAAATCGGTATTGCATTGGGTGGTACTACCCCTACTGTAAGTGCTACTCAAGGTAAAGCTACTCTGGTAGTTGAAATCTTCAATAAAACTAAGGCTTAACAATATAAAAGGGGACGGATTTATTCTGCTCCCCTTTTTTCATTTGGTGGATATATGGCAAAGAAAACATTGCTTGAAATTGTTCAAAATATTTTATCTGAAATGGATTCTGATGAAGTAAATAGTATTGATGATACTATTGAATCTATGCAAGTGGCTAATATTGTTAAGACTTGCTACCAAGAATTAATTTCAAATAGGAACTGGCCCCATCTTAAAAAACTTACTGTGATGAATGGATCAGGTACACTAGCAATGCCTACGTATCTTTCCTTACCAGAAGGTTGTAAAGAACTTATTACATTTAGATATGACAAACGAAAAGTTACTGACAATAAAGCTAAATGGGCAGAAATTACTTACAAATACCCAGAGGATTTTCTACGATATGTCAGTCAACGTAATACGGCTAATTCAAACGTTATTGAAACGGTTGATTACGGTGGTACACCTGTTCAGATTCTAAACAATCAAGCTCCTCAATATTGGACATCTTTTGATGATAAAAATATTGTGTGTGATGCTTATGACTCAGCTATTGACGATACGTTAAAAGCTTCTAAAACACAGATTCTAGCGTACATTGAAACACCTTGGGAACATACTGACAGTGCTGTTCCAAACCTCCCAGAAGAAGCATTTTCATTGCTTGAAGAGGAAGCTAAGAGTGTTGCATTCCTAACGCTTAAACAACAAAACAATCCAAAAGCAGAACAAAAAGCACAAAGACAAAATCGTTGGCTTTCTCGTAAAGCATGGCGTACACATGGTGGTGTTCATTATGCTGATTTTGGACGTAAAGGAAGACGATGAAAACATATAATGGTTATATTATTAAGCCTGCTCCAGTAACTCCTCAACACGTTGTAATTGTTACTGAAGGTAAAGGTGGAAAGATTCCTAAAGTATTAGAAGGAATTTTTACTTCTTATACAGTTGCAATGACTCAAATTGATGAATATTTAAAATCTAAGGTTTAACATGGCAAAGCAGGAAACCCGGATTGAAATGAATACCTTTGTTAAAGGGCTTATTACAGAAGCCAGTCCTTTAACATTTCCTCCTAATGCTTCTCAAGAAGAATACAATTTTGTATTAAATCGGGATGGCTCTCGTAACAGACGTTATGGAATTGATATTGAAAATCCCGGTTTCTATAAAACTACACAGCTTGCAACAGGTTATAATCGTAAAGATGTAAATACCTTCCTTTGGAAAAATGTGGGCGGTATCTCTGGTAAGAATGTTTTAGTTGTACGTGTACGTACTGAAATGTATTTCTTTGATCCTGTGACAAAAGCTTATATTAATAAACTCTCAAATGGCTTATGGGCAGGCGCTTTTAGTACTACTGATTACCCAAAAGGAACATTAGCTTCTGTTGACGGTAAGCTTGTATTTGCTTATGGTGGATCACAATTTTCCGTAATCACTGCAAATTCTACAATTACTGCTTTTACAGAAACAGTGTTAAGCTGGAAAGTAAGGGATTTCTGGGGTGTTGAATCAGAAGGACAAGAAGAAACTGATACAGACTATCGCCCAACAACGCTTACAGAGAAACACACATACAACCTAATGAATCAGTCTTGGGGTGTTCCTCGTAAAGATAAAACAGGGACGTTAGTTAGCCCTATTGCTTTATTTAATACAGACTTACACGTTTATCCTTCCAATCGGGAGAAAGTATGGTCTGGATTGCAGTATCAACCTGTAGCTGCTGGTGCAGACCCTTTTGAACGAATTTATACAAATTTGTTTGATGACAGACGTGCAGTTGCTGGTGTTGTTTCTAAAGGATATTTCATTATTGATTTTATCAATCGTGGAGTTTCAAGACGAACTACTGCAAATGACAATTCAAGTAAATATGGTGGACTCCTTCCTACTTTAACAGTTTCTGCACTTCCTCAAGATTTTTCTACTAAAGGCGCAGACATTTGTGCTGAATATTCTGGAAGGGTGTTCTTTGCAGGTTTTGGTGGAGATTCTTATTTAGGTGATAAACGTAGCCCTGTTATTAACAATTTTGTTCTTTTTTCCCAACTTGTTAAAAATGTTAATGACATTGGAAAATGTTATCAAGAAGGTGATCCAACTTCTCGTGAAAGTAATGATTTAGTTGATACGGATGGTGGATACATTCGTATTATTGGCGCGAATACAATTACCGCACTTTATCCTGTAGGTAATGTATTGCTTGTATTGGCAGATAATGGCGTATGGTCAATTTCTGGTGGTAATAACTATGGATTTACCGCAACAAATTATAAAGTAACTAAGATTAGTTCTTTAGGTTGTATTTCTCCTCGTGGTGTTATTACAGATGGTGCAAATGTACTTTTCTGTTCTCGTGAAGGATTAGTTCAAGTAAGTAAGAATCAAATTGGTGATTTTGAAGCTGCTGACATTACACAATTAACCGTACAGTCTTGGTACAACGCTTTATCTAATAATCAAAAAATTACTTCAGTAGCTGAATATGATTACTTGAATAATAAAGTAAGATTTATATTTTCGGATATTCAATCAGGTACAATTCCTGTACAAGAACTTGTATTGGATAATCTGTTAAGTGCGTTTTATCCTAATCAAATTAATCCGGTTGGAACAAATTTAATTGATATTGTTGGTATCTATCGAAATGAAGTTTATAAAATTGGAGATAGGTATGAAACATTAAAATATATTTGTATTAATATTTCTAGTGATAATTATATCCAAATTGGTGTTGCTTCTTATAGCAACATGAATTTCAGGGATTGGGCTACTATTGATGGGTATGGCACAGATGCTTACGCTTACATGATTACTGGAGCATTAACAGCAAGTGACACATCAGTTAAAAAGAATACTCCATATATTGTAGTTCACTTTGAACGTACAGAAGATGGTTCAGATGCAGAAGGTGTTCCTTTACTACAATCCTCTTGTCCTATGCAAGTAAGATGGGGTTGGTCAAATGGAGCAGTCTCTAATCAGTGGGGAAGAGTATTTGAAGCATATCGAAACAATCGTGTTAAATTTAATACGCCGTATGGTATATCAGAAACAGGTTATGACGTTGTAAGTACAAAGAATAAGCTTCGTGGTAATGGTAAAGCTGTTAATTTTTATTTTGGAACTTCTCCTTACAAAGATTGTAAAATTCTAGGATGGAGTTTAACAATCCAAGGAAATGCAATAACATGATTGTAGAACCATTAAACTATGAAGATGTAGTTTGGTATGCTGAAGTTGCTTCTGTCAGAATGCTTGAAGAAGAAGTAAAAATGCCAGAAGCCGTTAATCTGGAGCAGATATACAAATTATGCTTTATGGGGATAGAACAAGGAACTGCCTTTATTTGTAAAGATAAAGGGGTTCCTGTTGGGGCTTTAGGTGGACTTATTGCTCCAAACCCTTACAACCCTAATCTACAATTTCTTATTGAAATGTTTTGGTACGTCCTTCCAGAATATCGTAAAGGAAGGGCAGGGTTGATGTTGTTAAATAAATTTATTGAAAGAAGTGATGAACTTAACTTACCTGCTACGTTATCTCTTCTTTCTACATCAAATATTAATATCTCAACATTAGAACGTAAAGGTTTTGTTCTATGTGAGAAATCTTTCAGGAGAATGTAATGGCAATTATATCAGCACTTGCAATTGCTGGCGCAGGTTTAATGGGATATTCTGCCTACGCTTCTTATAAAGCAGGGCAAGATCAAAAAGATGCATTAAATCAGCAAGCAGCCGCTAATAGGCAGATTCAATCAGAACAGCGTGCAATTAATGCTCAAAAACAAAATGATGAATTGAGACAACAATTCCGAGAAGAACGAATCCGTAGGGCAATGCTCCTACAGCAATCTGAAACAACTGGAACAAGTGGTTCTTCTGGTGAATCTGGTGGTATTTTTGGAATGGGTACTCAACTCGCTTCTAATGTAGGTTCTAATCTTGGAATGGCAGCAGCAGGTAATCGTATTAGTGGTTACGCTCAACAAGCTGCTGATTTTGGATTGGCTGCACAAAATGCTGCAATTAATGCTCAAAAATGGAATAGCTTATTTCAAATGGGTGCAACAATTTTCTCAGCATCTGGTGGGTTCAAATCAGGAACTCCTGCACAAAATCAAGGTGCAATGAACGTAGGTCGCGGTGTTTTATCGGTATTTTAATTAAGGATTTTTATGGATGATATTCTGCAAGATGACAGCGGTGCTCAAACTTTTCCTATTGATTTAGGAGAGATTGTACAGCCACGCCCTCTAACGGATGATGCTCCTTTCAGTGCTGTGCGTAATCGCGCTGCTACATCTGCATTTATTGGTAGTAAATCTGGTGATGATATGACTCAAAATTACCGCCAGATTCTTGCAGAAAATGCTGGAGGAAGTGATGTAACTTCTCAGCAAATTATGGACAACGCTAAGTTAGCTATTAAATCTCAAACAATGGGTTCCATTATTAAAGTGATGGGAGACCCAAGTATTCCTATTGATCGTAAAAAAGGAATGATGAATTGGGTTCAGAAGTATGAACCTGAAGTTAATCCTCGTGAGATTGTTGCTCAGCATACATTAGAGCAGCCATCTAAAGGTGAATCTGTTGAAGGAGAGAAAGCACGTATTAGTCTTGCTGATTCTATGGGTAAGATTAATAAAGACGTTGAAATGCGTCAAAAGCTTGCTAATGAAAT